TGGGTCAAAGGCGCGGCCGCGGATTCGCCCGTGCGTATACCGCGAGGAACATCCTGAAGTTCGCCCTAATGGCGGATCTATCCCGAATTTTCATCCCGTTGCCAGCGGCGAAATTGATATGCCGCAGAGTTTTTGCGGATTTCAAGGCGGCCAACCCTGGGTGCTGGTTGATCAAGAAGGTCATGGCCGATCCAGACGCCGGAACATCGACGCTCCACGCGAGCTTTCATCTCAAAGGAGCTGAAGCGCTCCACGAAGCGGCTCGGCTGGGGTTAAGGGCTCCATTGATCATCGATGCGGCCGCAGTTTATCGCGATTGCATGCATGCACTGGAAGCCCTTTTGGCTGAACGCGAGACCACGCCATGACCACGGCCTGCTATCACACCGCCCTGGCGGCAACCCAGGCAGGCGGGATCAGTCTGCCCAATAACTGGTACGAGCTCCGCAACACTGACGGCATCTTTCAGTTCTGGGCGCGTAGGGATCAAGCCGAGGCAGGGTTAGCAGCCGGCGTGGTCGAGCCAGTAACGGAGGAGGTGTAGGATGGCAAGACCCAGATTCCATCCCTCCGACGAGCAGCGCAGCCAGGTCAAGTCCATGGCCGCGTTCGGCCTGCGTGAGACGGAGATTGCGCAACTGATCGGTATCCGTTCCCCGAAGACCTTGCGCAAACACTGCCGTGCGGAACTCGATCGCGGCGCCGCGGAAGCCAATGGCAACGTGGCCAATGCGCTGTATAAGATGGCCATCTCCGGCAAGTGTCCCGTGGCCACCATGTTCTGGCTGAAATGTCGCGCCCACTGGCGGGAGCACGGGATTTTGCCCACGGGCTCGCCGCCGGTGGCCCCTTTTCTGGTGTCACTCGATCCGGGGAACGCATGAGGGTCCGCCTCAAAGCATGCCAGTGGGCGGTGTTTCGCTGTCCCCAGCGGTTTCGCGTGTTGGTGGCGGGGCGGCGCTTCGGCAAAACCTACCTGTCGCTGGTGGAGCTCTGCCAGGCAGCGTGGGCGCCGGGCCGGCTCGCCTGGTACGTGGGACCGACCTATAAGCAGGCCAAACGGATCGCCTGGGGTCCACTCAAGCAACTCACCCGGCCCTACTGGGCCTCCCCGCCCAGCGAAACCGATCTCAGCCTTACGCTCCTTTCCGGGGGGACCATTGCCCTGCGCGGAGCGGACCGTTATGACTCACTGCGCGGCGATGGGCTGAACTTCGTGGTGCTGGACGAGTACGCTTCCATGGCGCCCCAGACTTGGAGCGAAGTGCTGCGCCCGGCTTTGGCGGACCGCCAGGGAGGCGCCCTGTTCATCGGGACGCCGCGCGGCCACAATCACTTCTTTGACTTACATGAGGCGGCGCACCGCCAGCCCGACTGGGCGGTGTTCCGGTTCACTACCGAGGAGGGCGGCAACGTCTCCCGCCAGGAACTGGAAAGCGCCACGCGTGAGTTAGACGAGCGTACCTACCGGCAGGAGTTTCAGGCCAGCTTCGAGAATCTGACCTCAGGGTTGGTCTATTATGCCTTCGAGCGGGCCGGGCATGTCCAGTCCGTGCGCTATGATCCGCAGCAGCCCCTGTTCTGGTCGCTGGATTTCAATGTCAACCCGATGTGCTCGGTAATCGGGCAAAGGATCGGCGACCAGGTGCATATCCTGGATGAGTTGGTGCTTCCGGACTCCTACACGGGGGCAGCCTGCGAGGAGTTCCTTGCGCGCACGGAGCCTTGGGGCGCGGTCCATCGGTTTCCCCTTCCGGTCGACATTTATGGGGACGCCACCGGTGCGGGGCGCATGAGTGCGGCTTCGCGCACCGACTGGCAGATTGTGAGGGAGTTCTTCGGCCGCTATCTGGATCGGTATCGGGCCACCTTCCGCGTACCGTCGACCAACCCGCCGGTTCGCGACCGGGTCAACTGCGTCAATGCCGTGCTGCGCAATCAGGCAGGCCAGCGACGGCTGCTGGTCGCCCCCCAGTGTCAGCAGCTGATCCTGGACTTCGAGCGAGTTCGCTGGAAGGTTGATCCCAACGGCAATTCCCTGTCCGACCTGGATAAGTCCGACCCCAAGCGCAGCCATCTGAGTGATGCCGTCGGATACATGATCGCGCGGGAGTTTAGCATGCGGTCGCAGAGTGTCTTTCGCGCCGAGCGCCTCATTTGACTCTCCGCGCCCGGGCCCGTCCGGCACTGCATATCCGCCTCATCTGCCACCCTGGTGGAGACGGTTTTGCGACTTGCTTCTGGGGTCGAACGGAGCGTCCATGGAGCTGTGGGAAACAACCAGAGAACCCCGGAGAGCACCGTCCCAGACGAGTGGATCTACGCGGAGATCCAGCGGCTGAGGCGCATGCATCTCCAGGGATTGCGCCAGCGCTACCGCGAGGTGTTCGGCGAGGAATCCACGACCAGGCACAAGCAGCACCTGGTCCGGCAGATCGCCTGGCGGCTGCAAGTGCTGGCGCAGGGAGATCTCTCGGAGCGGGCGCGCCGCCGGGCGCTGGAGATCGCCCACGACGCCGACTTGAAAACGCAGGTACCCTCAGGCTGGGCAGCCGTGCAGCCGGCTCGCCGTAGGCGGCGGGAAGTGCGGCTGCCCATGGCCGGCACCGTGCTGCGCCGCGTCTACCGGGACCGGACCGTGGTGGTGCAGGTCCTCAGCGACGGGTTCGAGTACGAGGGCCGGCAGTACGGGTCGCTCAGTGCGGTGGCCCGCGCGGCCACCGGAACCCGCTGGAACGGCCTGCTGTTCTTCGGCCTGATCAAACGAGGAAAGGGGCACCGGCGTGGCGTCACCGGCTGAAGCTTCCGGCACGCAACCGGCCCCCACCCTGCGTTGCGCCATCTACACGCGCAAGTCCACCGAGGAGGGCCTGGGACAGGAGTTCAACTCTTTGGACGCCCAGCGGGAGTGCGCCGAAGCCTACATTCTCAGCCAACGCCAGGAGGGCTGGACGGTACTGCCGCAACGCTATGACGATGGCGGCTTCACGGGCGCCAACCTGGAACGGCCGGCGCTGCGACGCCTGCTGGCCGACATCCAGGCTGGGCAAATCGACTGTGTGGTGATCTACAAGGTGGATCGCCTCAGTCGCTCGCTGTTCGACTTCGCTCGCCTGATGCATATCTTCGACCAGCACGGGGTGAGTTTCGTGTCGGTGACGCAACAGTTGAACAGCCACACGCCGATGGGGCGGCTGACGCTGAACGTGCTGCTGTCGTTTGCCCAGTTTGAACGGGAGATCATCAGCGAGCGCACGCGGGACAAGCAGTCGGCGGCGCGGCGCAAGGGCAAGTGGACGGGAGGATACCCGGTGCTGGGGTACGACCCGGATGCGAGCCGCCCCGTGCTGAAGGTGAATGAGGGAGAGGCGGAACAGGTACGGGAGATCTTTGCGATGTTCCTGCGCCATGGCAGTTTGGGTGCCACCCTGGAGGCGATCCAGGCTCGGGGATGGGGGATGAAGAGCTGGACGACCCGGAAGGGTCGCGTGCACGCCGGCAGGCCGTTCGATCGGCCGGCTCTGGAGCGGCTGCTGAGCAACGTGCTGTACTGCGGCGAGGTGAAGTATCAGGGGAAGATCTACCCCGGCGAGCAACCCGCCCTTGTGGATCGGCAGACGTGGCAGGAAGCCCATGAGCTGTTGCGCCGGGGGAAGGGGCCAAGGAAAGCGGTCCACCGGTCCGGGGCGTTGCTGCAGGATCTGCTGGGGTGCGGGTTGTGCGGCGGCCGGATGGTGCCGGGTCACACGACCAAAGGGGGACGTCGATACCCCTATTATGTTTGCCGGCAGGCGCAGCAAAAGGGAGCGCAGACGTGTCCGGGGCAGATGATTGCGGCAGGACGGATCGAGCCGGCCGTAGTGGCGGGTTTACAGGAGTGGGCGGGAACAGGGGATCGGCAGCCACTGCGGGGGGTACTGCGCGGGTGGGGTGGGTGGGAGCGCAACGAACAGCACCGCATCCTGGCGAGCGTGGTGGAGCGGGTCGAGTATGACGGCCGCAGTGGGCAGGTCATCCTGCGATGGCGGAATCCGGTGGCGGGCGAGGAAGGCGAGAAGGTGTGCATCCCCGTCGCGAAGCCATCGCTGACCGAGCAGGTGCCGCCCCCGCGGGTGGAGCCAGCGCCGGGGGTGGCCCCTACGGGGCGGCTGCCGCGGATCACGCGACTGCTGGCGTTGGCGGTGCGGTTCGAGGATTTACTGCGGAATGGCACCGCCAGAGACTATGCGGAGCTGGCGCGCCTGGGAGGTGTATCGCGTTCCCGGATCACCCAGATCATGAACCTGCGGCGGTTAGCGCCGGCCCTCCAGGAGCGGATTCTGTGGTTGCCGGCGAGTTCCTCGGCGGCCGGTGTCGTAACGGAGCGCGTGGTGCGGCGGCTCACCCAGTGTCTGGACTGGCGGGAACAGATCAAGATGTTCGAGGAACTCTGTGACGGCCGAGTCCGCGAGAGCTAGGCCGGAAAGGAGAAGAGGC